TTAATTTCCATTTTGGTTCTCCCATTTTTCTATGTATTCTAATAATGCCATGCTATTCATACGAACTGCTTGAGGATAGCTTTCTTCTCCCATGTCCGACAATAGCCACTCTTTTATCTTTTGAATTATCTTTTTATCCTCCATTATGATTCTCCATGTTTTGTTTAAGTTCATTTAAAAAATCTTCTACGTCTTTAACAAGATAGTCATATCCATCAATTTGAGAATCTGCATCTATCTCATGTTGTGTGGATATTTCAACTATGTCTTCTAATCTTCCTATTACATAGTCAACATCTACTCGTAACTTGGTCTTTGGTTCAAGGTACATGGACTTTAGTTTGTTATTTAATTCTTCAATCATAATATCTCCATTTAAAATTAATACTTCGTATAAGAATTCTACCATAGAATCCCATAAATAGTCAACTAAAAACATTTATACATAGTGTTCTCCTCATATTTTTTTAAAATTATTTTTTTTTGAAATTTAGGTGTAGAAAGTGTAGAAAGTGTAGAAAAGGTATTCAAACCCTTATCAGCTATAGGGTTATTGGTTACACTTTGGTTACACTTTCTACACTTCAACTGTACCATAAATGAGGTCAAGACATATTTTTGCGTTTTTATATTGAAAAAATATGGTAGAAACCCTATAGTTTTTTTATTATGCCAAAAGAAAAATTTCTTACTAATCGTCAAAAAGAATTTTGTAAACTCGTTTGTGAGGGTATCTACAGTAATGCTGAATGTGCTAGAAAGGCAGGATATTCTCATAGTCAAGCTAACAAAACTGCAAGTTTGCTTTTGAATGGTAGGGATTTTCCACTTGTTACTGAACATTTAAAAGAACTCCGAGAAGAAAGAGAAAGAAGGTATGGAGTAACTCTTATTGGTCAACTCAAAAGATTTGCTGAATTGAGTAAAGGTGCAGAAGAAAAAGGGCAGTTCTCGGCATCTGTTAATGCTGAAAAAATAAGGTCTGCACTTGGAGGTCTTACTATTGATAGGCGAGAAACTACGCATCAAATCGATCAACTTAGTAGAGATGAAATAGTAGCTAGACTTTCTGAAATTAGAAAACAATATCCATCTGCGTTTATTGAGGGCGACTTTAAAGTTGTCGGAGATAGCGAGGGGAGGAAATCTATCTCCGACATGGGCGATAATACAAATTCCTAACTTTGCATCATGCACTTTTGGTTTAGCATTAATCATTAGAATTAGTCAACTCATTATCGATTAATTGTTCTGCGACATAACCGACCCAGTAATTCCCATACTTTTGGTTAATAGAAAATAATATTTCTTCGGTTGTCATATCTTCGATTATGGTATTTACATAATCGTCTATTTCCATCATGTGATTTTTTAGTTTACCCATTTTTAAAACCTCCTAAGAAAAAATCTTTTGGATCATCTCTTAAAGTTCCATCAGCTTTGGTTAATCCGACACAATGCGAATTGGATAAGCATTTAATTAGATATTGACCTATCTTATCTTTTATCACTTGATAATTACTGTTTTTCCAATAAACAGTAAATCCGTTATAAATTGCAGTTTCAATATCACTTAAAGATAAACCTTGATTATCTGCATCATAGTAAACAAACTTTTTGCCAAGATCTAATATCTTGTCCATGTCTTCTTCTTGCATTCCGTGATGCTCTGCAAATTTACCAACTGTTAAATAGTTGTTATACCAATCAAGATATAGTTCTTTTAATTCAGTTCTAAATGTTTTCATTATAACCACTCCCTTTTATTTTGATTAAAAATATTTTTTATGAAATTTTCTGTTTCGTTGTATTCGTCAATTAAGATATCGGTTACGGCATCAAGTCCTTTTAAACCCGAAGTAGGAACTTCAAGTTTATAATTTTTGGAATGAAAACCAACACCTTTTAAATAGTTATCAAGTTCTAAATAGTTCATTATTTATTCCTCCTATTCAAATCTGTTAAAACATAAGTTCCGTTATCTATTTTCTTTTGAGTTTCTTTTTTATTTTCATTTAAAAATATATTTCTATATTTACCTGTAGTTACTGAGTAGTCCCAATAATTACTATCAAGGAAAACTCTTTTTTCTCCTTTATCATTCCATGTCTTTTTAGCAATTATGCTATCGTATGACTGAAAATAAACAGTATTAAAATCATCTGTTATTTTAAATTGATTAGCAATCTTATTGCCATTATTACTTGTCATGTTTTGTACTTTCATTTAACATTCTCCATTATGTTATATTTATATTATAGTTAATCCTACTTTTTCCCATATATTATGTCAAGAGAAAAAGCATTAAGTAATGAAATAAAAAAGGCACTTCCTAAAGGCTCTTTTTTCCAAAAAATAGAAAATAGAGTAGCTAGTGGTTTTCCCGATTTATTCATACTTTTAAATGGAATTCCACTATTTATCGAGTTAAAAGCTCCCATAAAAGGAAATAGGATAAAATGTGAAAAGTCCCAAATTGCTTGGCATTTACGATATAATGCGTGTAAAGGTGTTTCTTTTTTCTTGCTCCGAGTACCTTTGACCTCTGATCTATTTTTATTTGACGGGGGCATTGTTGCCCGATCCATTGCCCAAGATTGCGAATTTCCGAAGTCTGCGACCCTTTGTAGTCGAAAATCTATTATAGAAACTTTGATCATTGCGACCTCCCATGCTTTGCGAACTCCCGTAGTCCGACCATGAAACAAAAAAAGCCATATCCTAGGATATGCCCTCTATTAAAATTCGTTTTTCAAAACTTCTTCTATTTCGACTAAAACTTCTTTTTTGTCCATGTGTGGTTCATAAAAAAGAAACCCTTGAATATAAGGGTGTTCTAATGCAACCCCAACATCAATTAGATACTTGCCACATAAAGATTGAAATTCGTTTTTTGTTACACAATCGCCTAAAATTATTGTCATAAAAACCTCCGTTAGTTGTTAATGGTTCGTGGATATTGTTTCATGGATCGTGGATCGTGTCGACCTGGTTTTTGGCTGCAGATGACCGTAGGGGTGGGACTGCGTATTCGGGTGGAGTCCCGACCACCCACCCCTACGGTCACTTTTGTGACTGGGCAGATATTAACGCAGTCTTAACTATCTGCCCAGCACTCCCCAACCAACTAGGATTCTTTTGGTGGTTCTGTAAATCCCTCGACATAAATATTATCTTCTTCGAGGTGTGAAGTGTAATCATTGAAGCCACATCTGTAAGCTATTGGATCAACTTCTTTTAAGACTCTTGAAGTGTTGTAAGTCATACCGCAGACTTTTACATCTTCGTGGCACTCGTCAAGCATGTCGTCATATCTCTCGTGAGCCTCAATGTCGGTTATCATTTGGTAACCTTGGGTGAAGGCTTCGTGATCGAAGCCTTCTTGAAAGATTGGAGTCTTACCCATTAGCAGTTTCCTCCTTGTCTGCTAGTGCCTTCTTCAAGTCTTCGATCTCTTTCTTAAGACCATCGATATGAGTCTGATACACTATTGTCTTATTTGATGGATCTTCTTTAACAATCATGTAAGCTAGTTTCATAAGGATCTGCTCTTGATCGATTGCGTAAGAATCTATCTGACTTTCTAATGAGTCGACTCTGTTTTGCACATCTTGAAAGTCATAGTTATTGTTTAGTGCGTTGTCTACTGCATTTTCAACAACATCACTGTCTTCGATTACTTCACCGATTAAGTCGGTGATTTCTTGCTCTATGTTTGACATTTCTGCCTCCTTTTATTGGTTAAGTTATATTATAAATATACACAATTATTACATTGTCTGTGTATTTATTTTGGCTAGACATGACCGTTGGGGTGGGAAGGGAGCGACTGCGACTTCGGGTGGAGTACCAACGGTCATCGTTAGATGATGGGGAGCTTTCGCTCCCCGTGAGATTTACTCTTGTGGTAAATCTCGTAGTTCTTTGATCGCATTGCTTATGGCGTATTTACAATAAGGTGTTTCTGATAAGCACTCTGATGACTTATGTAAGAATCTATTACCTTCGTCCCAGCTTCCAGAATAAAAATAATTTAATCCTCTTCTTTTATTTTGATCGTCTCCAAACAATCGAGCAATCAAACCAGACTCGTGTGCGTTTCTTTTATCGATAAAAGAAACTAGACTTGCAAAGTCTCGTTGCAGATCATGAAAGATCTGTGTGTCTAGAACTTTATCTTCCTGTTCGATATACTTTTCAAACTGCTCGTATATTTTTTTGTAATAGTGATCAACATATCCATCATATTCTCTGATGTGTTCAATCAATACGTTAGTTCTCATTATTTTATCTTTATCCATAATATACTCCTGTTGGTTAAAATTATATAATACATTGTTATTGCACCTGCGACCATTGCAACTTTGGCTAGAGATGACCGTTGGGGTGGGCAGAGGAGCCTGCGACTTAGGGTGGAGTACCAA